TATAAATGATAAAAGGAAAAGTGGTGGATTCTTCAACTATCAACGGATATATCTTAGAACCTACCTTTTCTTTTATCCTGCTATCTTTACTTAATAAGTGATAGATAGCTTTTCCTATTTGTAAGCTCATCTTCTTTTGGAAATCCTTGTTATTGATTCTTCAACCATTTGATTTATATTATCAAAGATGGCACGTTCCTTATTATCTTTGGCAGTCCTGAAAAAGTGAGAAGCGTTCATTCTACCTCTGTTAGCTCCGTTTTTTCTAAGTCGTCTGGTAGTTGTTCCAAGTTCAAAGAACTTTAACCTAAAGTCCCCCATTATATGAACCTTCGCTTCTGTAGCTTTCTTATCAACCTTTAGTTTTATTCCACTGCCTAAAGTTTTACCGTCCCATCTATTCTTATGATTTATTGTCTTACCTACTACGCTTCTTAGTTGTGTTTTCGTTTCCTTTTGCAAAATTCGTCCAGCTTTCCGTAGTGCATTCTTATACACATTCTTTTGCTGTCTGCTATTAAGTTCACTAAACATTCTTAGTACCTGTGAAGCGTCTACAGTTACACCGTTATTCATTAATAAGCTCTCCTATGATTTCTGTGGATTGTTTTGTCCTGTCTGAATTGATAGCCAATATCCTATACTTCTTATCTTGATAGATAATTCTCATTTGCTCGTTTACCTTATGATAGTACCTGATTGTGAAAGTAAGTGTATAAGAAGTAAATATTTCATTATTCTGATTAACCCTGTTACCAGAATTAAACTTAATGTTGGCTCTTGTTTGCAGATAGTCTACCCATTCCATAGAAGTAGCCCCAAACTCATTTTTAACAGGTACTGATTCCTGTAGTAATATTGTCTCTGTCAGTAGCCCTGCCCTCATAGTATATAGTATTAATAGCCGTACTGTAATCCAGTTTCACCGCTTATTCTTACTGCACTACATAATTCAGGATTCCAGCCAGGATAAAGAACCGTAGTTATAAACTTCTCTTGTCCAGCAGGTCTAATTTCTACAGTTACTTCATTATCATTGGTATTTTTAATGAGAAAATAAAATTCTGGTGTGAATACATCCTCTGTTATATCATCCATTCTACTAACCTGTGTAGACGTTGCCCTACCGTCTCTATTATGTATATAGTCAATCATACTTCTTTGTAGTTTTTATAAAGTGAAACTAGATAGTCAAATGTATATGGCACTTTATTAACGGATGAATAAGATACTGGCTCACGATTGGCATATAGATTACCAATCAGCAGCAGAATAGCGTGAATAACAGCAGGTGGGGTAAATTCCCCATCCACTGCCAATTCATCCAGTTTCAGATTCAAATTGCGTGCTACTGCATCCTCTGCAACATCAATCAATCCAAGTATATATAAATCATCATCCTTGAAAGAATCATCCAAAAGAAGGTGCTTCTTAGCTTCTTCCAGTTTGACGTACATATTATTTCAAGATAGCTTTTTGGAAAGAACCTGTTCTTCTTGGTTTTGCATCGAAATATGCATTGATAACCAATCTTACTTTACCGTTAGCTGCTTGTGTGTACGGGTCTACTGTTAAGTCAATCCCACCCCATTGTCCAATAACAAAATCTTCAAAGTGTCCCATTACAACACCTTTACTGGTAACATTAGATGTACAATATACTGGATAACCGTTCACTTCATTTTCTTCCATCAGACAACCAGCACAACCAACACAGGTATGTACACCACCGTCAGTTACATTGTAAAGAGCATCTTTAGCAGTCGTTTTCAAAATACCTTTTGCAGATGGCGATACAATGAAACACTTGTTTCCTGCTACATTAGCTTCTTCTAGTGCAGTTTCCATATCAACCAATCTCTTATAAGTAATATCCTTTGTTTCAGGAGTAACGCCATTAAAGATACCGGCAGGCATAGTAGCAGAACCAGCAGCACTACCCAAAATAGTGGCTTCCAGTTTGTCCGAAATAGCATTTACAATATCACGTTTAAGCATCTCTTCTGCACTGGCAGAATCCTGAATCAGGAATTGTTTGGAAACGTCTACATAAGCGGTAAGTCTCTTTGGTTCTAGATTCACTTCACTGAAATCACCTGCACCGTCCGTAGCAGCAGCTACCTCACCAGCCCAGCTAACATTACTTCCAGAATAAGCAGGAATAGAAACATTACCTACCAGTCCAGACAGATAGCTTGCACCAGCTTTAACCATTACTAAATTAGCTCTCAATGGTTCTAACAGAGCCAGTTTATCTTCTGCTACGGTTTCCTGTCCTGCACCTTCTACAGTTGCTTGTATATCACCTCTTTCCTCAATCGGTAATACGATTTGTCCAGAATAGTTCTGTCCTGATTTTCTAAATTCTGCAATACCAGCAGATACAACTTCTTGCGCTCTTTCG